CAGCAAGGACGATGATGAAATTCGTGTCGCCGACCCTGATGACAACGACGATGACAATGCCAAACCCATGGAGGACCGCTGATGCATCACGCCCAGATCGCCCAGCGCGCCTTCGACACGCCGCTGATGATCGCGCCCGCCAAGGCTCTGGCCTTTCTCTCCGGCCTCGGCCCCCGCATCACAGGGCGGGAGATCAGCTTTGACGGCATGACCGTCGCCGAACCGGACCTGTCCGCCGCGCGGCAGACGGCCCGTGCCTCGCTGATCGGCGGCGATCTGGTCGGGCGGCATGGTGATGATGCCCATGCGCCGTTCCCGGTCATCGACGGCGTGGCGGTCATCGCCATCGCCGGAACGCTGGTTCATCGCGGCGCCTGGATCGGCCAGAGCTCCGGCCTGACCTCCTATGAGGGGCTCGCCACCCAGATCGACGCGGCGGTCCACGACCCGTCCATTCGTGGCATCGCGCTGGAAATCGACAGCTTTGGCGGCGAGGTGGCCGGAGCCTTCGATCTGGCCGACCACGTCCGCGCGGCACGCGACACAAAGCCGGTGCATGCCTTTCTTGCCGAACATGCGCTTTCGGCCGGTTATGCGCTGGCCTCGCAGGCGACCCGCATCACCCTGCCCCGCACCGGGGCGGCGGGCAGCATCGGTGTCATCACCATGCATACCGACATGTCCGGCATGCTGGCCCAGAAGGGCGTGGCGGTGACGCTTATCCATGCCGGAGCCCAAAAGGCCGACGGCAACCCCTATGCCGCCCTGCCCGAAGGTGTGCGCGACAGGTTGCAAGCCGAGCTGGAGGATCTGCGGATCATTTTCGCCGAAACCGTCGCCGCCGGTCGCGGCGCCAGAATGACCGCGGACGCGGCGCTGGCCACCGAAGCCGCGATCTTCCGGGGCGTGGCGGCTGTCGAAGCCGGTCTCGCCGATGCCGTGGGCGATCCTCGTGCCGCCTTCCGCGCCTTTGCCGACAGTCTCGGCCGCCCGGCTCTGCCGGTCGGACGGATGCCGCCACACCTCACCCTTTCACCACCCCACCCCACGCAGGAGATGATCATGAGTGATCAGACGGATGCAGATTCCCGGACGCCGGACCAGCAAGCCCCACAAGCCGCAACACCCGGTGCAGAGGCCGCGCCGAACGCGCAGGAACCGACGGCACAGGAACCGCCGGCAGCACCTCCCGCGCCCGGCGCCACACCGGCTGCGGCCCCGCGTGATGCCACCGCCGATGCCATCCGCGCCGAAGCCGCCGAAGTGGCCTCGATCTGCGCGCAGGCGGCAAAGCTGGGCGTTACCCTGGACGCCGCCGATGCGGTCCGGCGCGGCGTCAGCCCCGATGCCCTGCGCGGCCAGATCCTCGACAGCCTCGCAGCCAGGAGCGACGCCAGCGGTATTCTGGCCAGCGCGCCCGCGCCGACCACCAGGCCGAGCCCGCTCGTCGCTGCCGTCCGCAGATCCGCCGACAGCGCCCAGCGCTGATCGGCTGTCAACCTCTCGGATACCCACATGCCCGTCCTGACCCAACCGCCCTCCATGGGCGATGCGCTCAAATATGAACTGAACGCCAATTATACCCGCGAGACCGTAACCCTCGCCGCAGGGACCGAATACCCGGCCGGGGCTGTCCTCGGTCGCATCACCGTCAGCGGCCAATACACCTTCGCCAGCCATGGCGGCAGCGATGGCGCGGAAACGGCCGCTGGCATCCTGCTCTATCCGGTCGACACGCGGCTGGCGGCAGCGACCGGCATTGTGCTGGCCCGTGGCCCGGCGATCCTGTCCCGCGACGCGCTCTTCTACGACGGCAGCGTCGACGACGCGGCCAAGATCGCCGCAAAGCATGCCGAGCTGACCGCGCTGGGCATCGTCATCCGCGACAGCGCCTGACCGCCGACTGCGACACCCCTTCCCCTCTTCCCGACAAGGTTTCCCCATGACCATCATCCGCAATCCCTTCGATGCCGGCGGCTATTCGCTGGCCGAGATGACGCAGGCCATCAATATCCTGCCGAACCTCTATACCCGCCTCGGAGAACTGGGCCTCTTCCGCTTCGAGGGCGTCTCCCAGCGCAGCGTCATCATCGAACAGATCGAAGGCGTGCTGAACCTCCTGCCCTCTGTCTCGCTGGGTGGTCCCGCCACGGTCGGTAGCCGCGAAGCCCGTGCCATGCGCAGCTTCGCCCTGCCCTGGATCCCGCATGACGATGTGATCCTGCCCGCCGATATACAGGGCGTGCCTGCCATCGGCGCCTTCGACGAGGCCGATCCGCTGGTATCCGTAATGACCCGCAAACTGACCCTGATGCGCCGCAAGCATGCCCAGACCCGCGAATATATGGAGATGAATGCGCTCCGGGGCATCGTCAAGGACGGGGCCGGGACCACGCTCTACAACTATTTTACGGAATTCGGGATCGCACAGATCAGCGTCGACTTCGTGCTGGGCACCGCTGGCACGAACATTCAGGGCAAAGTCCGCGAGGTGCTGCGTGCTGTCGAGGACAATCTGTTGGGCGAAAGCATGTCGGGTGTCCATGCGCTGGTCAGCCGCGAATTCTTCGACAAGCTGATCTCGCATCCGAAGACCGAAGAAGCCTACAAGTTCTATGCCGCGACCGGCGCCCAGCCTCTGCGACAGGATGTCCGCCGCAACTTCCCCTTCGCGGGCATCCTCTTCGAGGAATATGCGGGCGCCGTGACGCTCTCGACCAAGGCCAGCGAACGGCTGGTCCCGGCAAACGAAGGCATAGCCTTCCCGACCGGCACCATGGATACCTTCACCACCTATGGCGGTCCGGCGAACCTGCTGGAAACCGCCAATACTATTGGCTTGCCGCTCTACGCCCGCCAGCATCTCGACCCCAAGGGCCGATGGATCGATCTGATGACCGAGGCCTCGATCCTGCCGGTGAACAAGCGGCCCCGTCTGGCGATCCGGCTGCACAGCTCGAACTGATGAACGCGTTTGCCACCGCCATGGACCGCATCTTCAGCCATCCAGACATGGGCATCTCCGCCGTCTGGATTGCGGGCGGCACATCGGAGGAACGCCCGATCCGCCTCATCCGCCGCGCGCCGGACCGGATTACCGAATTCGGATCGGCGCGGATCCTCTCCGACACTCTGACCGCCGATATCCGGGTCAGCGATCTCCCCGAACCCCGACCGGGCGATCTGATCGTCATCGGCGCCGACAGTTTTTCCGTCCAGGGCGAACCAATCCGCGACCGCGACCGGCTGGTCTGGACCGTGGAGCTGGTGCCCGCGTGAAGCTGAAGCTCGACATCGATCCGGATCTCGTCGCCATGATGCAGGCCGAGATCGATGCAGGCGAAAAGGCCGTGACCGGCGCCATGCGCGAGGCGGGCGTAGACCTGAAGACCGCATGGCGCGGCCAGATCACCGGCGCAGGACTGGGGCGACGGCTGGCGAATTCGATCCGCAACGCCACCTATCCGAAAGCTGGCGACAGCCTCAATGCCACCGCGCTCGTCTGGTCCAAGGCCCCGGTGATTATCGGGGCCCACAATGCCGGGCCGCTGATCCGATCCCGCGACGGCTTCTGGCTGGCCATCCCGACCGAAGCCGCCGGAAAATCCCTGCGCGGCGGACGCATCACCCCCGGCGAATGGGAGCGCCGGACCGGGTTGCGGCTGCGCTTCGTCTATCGCAGGCGCGGGCCCAGCCTGCTGGTGGCCGAGGGGCGGTTGAACACCAAGGGCCGCGCGGTGGCGTCACGATCCAAAACCGGACGCGGACGCACCACGGTGCCGATCTTCCTGCTGGTGCCGCAGGTCAGGCTGCCAAAGCGGCTTGATCTGGCGCGGGATGCGGAACGGGCGGCAGATGGCGTGCCGGGGAGGATCGTCGGGAAGTGGGTGGAGGGGCGATAAATGTCATCACTGCAGAGCAAGGATTTCCTTCATTCCAGAGGTGCTTTGTAAAACAACTTGCGGCCAAATCCGCCGCTTTCATCGCACATCGAAAAGAACATTTACAAGAAACCGAACGTTTGGTATCTTTATTCCAGTTTCCAAACCGTGTGAGAATCATGTCACCCCTCCTCCCCGCCTACGCAGCACTTGCCGCCGCAATCGCCTTTGAAGTAACGGGATCGTCCCTGCTACAAAAAAGCCAGCAGTTTTCTAAACTGATGCCAACTATCGGACTCGCGCTTTGCTTCGCGGCATCGCTCTATTTCCTATCGATAGCGCTTAAAACAATCCCGCTGGGCGTCGCATATGCGATTTGGGGCGGCCTTGGAATCGTGCTGACTGCGATAGTGAGCGTCGTCGTCTTTCGCATGACACTTGATTTCGCTGCGATCGCTGGAATTGGTCTGATCGTTTCCGGGGTTCTCGTCATGAACTTGCTTTCGCACAGCGTAGCGCACTGAGATGTCCGAAGCCCATAAGCGGAGAAAGCAACCTGAGATCGTGCGGCGCAATCTCCTGGACCATGCTGCAAGAATTGCCGCTGAGTCAGGTATCACGGCCGTTACCGTTCAGGCAGTTTCCTCCGCCGCGGGTGTCACAAAGGGAGGTTTCAATCATCATTTCCCTAGCAAGCAAGCTCTGATTGATGCCCTGTTTCAAGAACTTCTGGACGATACTGAGGTCGTTCTGACTGAGCGCATACACGCTGATCCCGAGCCTTACGGGGCATTCACGCGGGCATATCTAAACTTCACGCTGGACCCTAACATTGGCGTTGAAAACGGGCACTGGACGTCACTCGCCGTGCTGATGCTGAATGATCCTGATCTCCGACAAATGTGGGCCGAATGGTTCCAAGTGCGTCTTGATACCTATCGAGAGACAGATATCGAGCTCAGTCTGGTTCGGCTAGCGACGGATGGGATATGGTTTTCCGACATTACCGGAATGGCCTTGCCGGATCGGGAGCAACTGCGCCAACGCCTTGAGCGATCCACGCTACCACGGGAAAAATAGGATCCCAGCAGATTTCTCAACCCAGCCGCATCAGACACATGCCCACCACCCGCGAAGCCATCCTCACCGCGCTGCTCGCGCGGCTTCTGGCGCTGCCTGCCACCTCCCTGCGCGGCGATGTCCTACCCGAGCGTGTTCCGCCCGAGGGTCTGCTGATCCTGCGCGACGGCGAACCGGGCGAGCCCGAGGTCACGCTGTCGCCAGTCGCCTATCACTATCAACACCGCGCCGAGATCGAGGCGGTCATTCAGGGCTCTGACCGTAACGCCGCCTTCGACGCCCTCTGTGCCAGCATCGGAACGGTAATCGCAGCCGACCGAACGCTGGGAGGGCTTTGCGACTGGGTCGCGGCTGAAGCGCCGCGCCCGGTCGATCTGCCGGTTGAGGGCGCGGCCAGCCTGAAAGCAGCGGTGATTCCGGTCATCTTGCACTACACCACCGCAGACCCGCTGGCATAAGCGGCTCTCAGCAGGTGCCGTAATAGTTGCCCGAGAAGCGGCAATATTCGCGCGCGGTGCCACTGGCGATCATCGTCGCCGCAATGTCGCGACCGTCCGGCAACCAGCATTGCCCGACGATGCGCCCGTAGCGGTCGACATCGCGCATGTTGCACTGAACGGATCGTCCGGAGATCAGGTTTGCCAGTCGCGTCGTCGCGGCCGACCCTCCTGCATCGCTGATCTCCGGCGCATCCAGCCCCCAGACCCTGATGCGGGTGCGTTGCGAGCTAACCCAGAATGTGTCGCCATCGACAACCCGGGTCACCTGCCCGGCAAAATCGAACCGTGATGGCGTCGCGGGTGCTGCGATCTCCGTCGGCACGCATCCTGTCAGAACCATGGTCGTTAGGACAGCGATGGTCGCCCGCCCTCCGGACAGTAAATCTGCCATTCGCTGTAATCCCAAACCCACCGTCATTCCCTTCCAGACCAAAATTCAAACACCGGCCCATTCTGTGGCGCCGCGCCCGGACCCGCAACCGCGCGGCGCGAACTTCCTTAACCCAACACTGACCGAAAGGACTTTTCATGGCACGAGCCCAGGGGGCGCGGGCGCAGATGGCGCTTGCGTTCGAGACCGTCTATGGCACGCCGCCTGCGGGCGGCTTCACGAAGATGCCCTTCGCCAGCACCACGCTCGGGGCGGAACAGTCGCTCCTGAACTCCGAGTTGCTGGGTTATGGCCGCGATCCGCTGGCGCCGATCAAGGATGCCGTGACGGCCGATGGCGATGTTATCGTGCCGATCGATGCGGAAGCCTTCGGCTTCTGGCTGAAGGCCGCGTTCGGAGACCCGGTCACCACCGACACCGGGCCCTGGACACACGAATTCCGCTCGGGCGTCTGGTCCTTGCCCAGCCTTTCCATCGAGACCGGCATGCCCGAGGTGCCGCGCTATGCGATCTATTCGGGCTGCGTGCTGGATCAGATCAGCTGGCAGATGCAGCGCTCCGGCCTGCTGACCGCTACTGCGCGCCTGGTCGCGCAGGGCGAGACGGTCGGGACCATCAGCAATGCGGGCACGCCCGCGCCCATCGACCTGAAGCGCTTCGGTCATTTCAACGGGTCGATCACCCGCAACGGCGCGGCGCTGGGCAATGTCGTTTCCGCCCAGATCGCCTACACCAACAATCTCGACCGGATCGAGACCATCCGCGCCGACGGACGCATTGATGGCGCTGATCCCTCGATTGCCGCCCTGACCGGCTCGATCGAAGTGCGGTTCGCCGACAGCACGCTGGTGACACAGGCCATGGATGGCGATCCCTGCGCGCTGGAATTTTCCTATGCCCTGCCCTCGGGCGAGAGCTTCAGCTTCAGCGTGCATGCAGTCTACCTGCCCCGCCCCCGGATCGAGATTTCCGGGCCGCAGGGCGTGCAGGCCACCTTCGACTGGCAGGCAGCGCGCGACAGCACACTGGGCCGCATGTGCACCGCCACCCTGATCAACGACCGCGAGGAATATTGAATCTATGCTGACACTCGACCTGAGCAACGAACCGCGCTGGCACGCGCTGGCGCCCGGCGTCCGCGTGCAGCTGCGCCCGCTGACCACCGCCCTGATGGTCGCCACGCGCAGCGATCCGGATGTCGAAGCGGTTCCGGACGGAATCAGCGATGAAGAACGGGCGCTGATCTTCGCCAAGGCGCTCGCCCGGCGCGCGGTGCTGGACTGGGAGGGTGTCGGCGATGCCGAGGGCGAGATGATCGATCCCAGTCCGGAGGCCATCGATGCACTGCTGGACATCTGGCCGATCTTCGAGGCGTTCCAGCTGGCCTATGTCTCCAAGGGGCTATTGCTGGAGCAGGAAAAAAACGTCTCCGCGCCCTCGCCGACTGGTCCTTCGGCGGGGGCGACAGCTACTGCGCGGCCTGCACACAAGCCTGCGAAGACTGCCCGACGCGGCTGAACCAGCCGCTGACCTGGGAAGGTTGGCAGGTCTGGGATCTGGTCGGACGGCTTGGCGGTCAGCTGCGGGTGCTGCCAGGCGCCGTGATCGGCTGGGATCTGAACGCCGCGCTGGGATTGGCCGCAGCGTTAGGCATCCCGACCCCAGCCGCCGCTGAGCTGCTGCCCATCATCGAAGCGGTGATGGTGCGGAAGATGAACGAACAGATGGCCGCGAACGGGTCCGGCGCGATCAGCTTTTGACCTTGGGAACGAATGTGACGCCCGGCAGTCCTTCGAAATGCGCGTCGCAGGTCAGCAACTGCGCGCCATGGGCCTGTGCCGTGGCGAAGATGATCGCGTCGGCCGTGGCCAGCTTGTGGGCGCGGCAGGCCTCGGCCGCTGCCAGCGCGGTTTCGGTATCGAGCGGCACAACCTGACAGATCTGGGTAAAGGCAATGACCTGATCGGCCTTGTCCTCGCCGATCTCGCGCGTCAGCCATTTCGCCAGTTCCAGCTGCACCATGGTCGGGACCAGCCAGTCGGCCTGCTCGGGCAAATGATCGGCCAGCCTGTCGCCGGTCGGCGAGGCGATCAGCCATTCGATCCAGGCAGAAGTATCGACCAGGATCATTCAGTGGCGGTCCTTGCGGTCGCGGTAGCCCTCGGCATTGGCGCCTTTCGCCAGTCCGCGCAGCGCCTCGCGCTTCGGGACCGGCACCAGCAACACCCCTGTCCCTTTCGGGATGAAGGCAAAGGTCAACCCGGCCTCCCAGTGCTGGGCGGCACGTATCGCCTTGGGGATGGAGATCTGGAACTTCGTGGACAGGGTCGCGGTCTCGGCCATTGTCATACCCATCATTTATCGATGCTCAGAATGTAAGAGGCGCATCGCGGAAGATCAAGGAATCCCTTCATGGCAGAAAAACGCGTCAGCGTCCGCCTCGCGGCAGTGGGCGGGCGTCAGGTGCGTGCCGAACTGGAAGGTGTCGGCGAGGCCGGATCGCGCGGATTCGGGCGGCTCTCGCGCGAGATGGAGGCGGCTAATGCCCGCATGGCCGGGTTCACGCGGAAGGTCGGTGTCGCGGCAGCCGCTGCGGTCGCCGCCGCCACGGCAGCGGGCATCGCCATGGTGCGATCCGGGCTCCAGACGGTGGATGCGCAGGCCAAGCTCGCGCAATCGCTCGGCACCACGGTCGCCTCGATCCAGACGCTGGAGCGCGCGGGCGAACTGGCGGGCGTATCCATGTCCGGCATCGAGCAGGCGACCAAGGATCTGACGCGGCGGCTCAGCCAGGCTGCCGCGGGCGGTGGTCCGGCGGCGGATGCGCTGGAACGGCTGGGCCTGACTGCCGCTGACCTGCTGGCCCTGCCGCTGGACGAACGTGTCGGTGCGATCAATGCCGCTATTGCCGCATTCGTGCCAGTGGCCCAGCGCGCGGCGGTCGCGGGCCAGCTGTTCGGCGAGGAAGGTTCGATCGCCATGGCGCGCATCGACACCGCCACCTTGCGCCAGGCGACCGAGGATGTTCGGGCCTTCGGAGTCGTTGTGTCAGAACAGGATGCCGACCGGATCGAGCGCACGAATGACGCCATCTCGCGGCTGGGCCTGGTCTGGCGCGGGCTGTCGAACCAGCTGGCGGTTGCGGCCGCGCCTGCGCTGGAAGCTGTCGCCGATGCCATGGCGGCTCTCGCCAGCCGCACTGGGCCGCTGGGGATGGCCATCAGCGGGCTTTTCGACCAGATCGGCAGGCTCACCACATATGCGGCCAGCTTTGCGGGTTTCATGGCCGGTCGCTGGGTGGCGGGGCTGGCAGCGGCGGCACTCTCCGTGCGCGGCCTCGCTACCGTGCTGGTCGTGCTGCGCGGGGCGCTGATCCGCACCGGCATCGGTGCGCTGATCGTCGGGGCGGGCGAGCTGGTCTATCAGTTCACGAAGCTGGTCAAGGGTGCGGGCGGTTTCGGCAATGCCATGGCACTGATGGGCAATGTGGCAAAAGCCGTCTGGGAGGGCATCAAGACCTCGGCCATGTCCTTCGCCAACGATTTCCGGGCCATGCAATCGGAGATCGAGGCAATCTGGACCCGGCTGATGGCGTTTCTGGCCGGGAAATGGGCCGATTTTCTCGGGATGATCGCGCCCACTTTCAACAAGGTGGCGGAAGAGATCGGCTCCGACACCCGCATCGATGTGTTCGAGGCGCTGGGCCGGGCCTCGATGCTGGAGCATTCCGCCAGCAATTCAGCGCATATGGCGGGTCGTTATCGTGACCGGGCCAGTTCCAGCCGCGCCTCGGCCTTCGACGGGGTCGGACCGGCGATGGAGGCGCTGCGCGCCGCAATGTCGGGTGGCGAGGATGACGCCGGTGGCGCGGCGCTGGACGTGGCGACAGAAGCCGCTACGAGGATGCGCTGGGCGAGGTCGAAACGGCCGCAACTGGCGCAGGCGCGGCCGCGAAAGAGGCTGGAGCCGCAGGGAGGGCGGCCGCGGAAGAGGCCAAACCCGCGACCGAGGCCACCGCCACCGGCTGGAAAGCCGCGACCGAGGCGCTGTCGGATTATGCGAAGCAGGCAAAGGACATCGGTGCCGATATCGGCCAGGCGCTGGTCGGGGCATTTCAAAGCGCCGAGAATGCGGTCGGGGAATTCGTGAAGACCGGCAAGCTCGATTTCCGCGATCTGGTGACCTCGCTGCTGGCCGATCTGTCGAAACTGGCCGCGCGGCGTTTTCTGCTGGGGCCGATTGCCAATGCGCTCTCCGGCGCGCTGGGCGACGCAGGGGGAATCTTCGCCAGCATCATGCATACCGGCGGAATGGTCGGTGCGGGTTCGCCTTCGCGCATGGTCCCCGCGCTGGCCTTTGCCGGGGCGCAGAGGATGCATGCGGGCGGCATGGTCGGTCTGCGCCATGACGAGGTGCCCGCGATCCTGCAGCGTGGGGAACGGGTGCTGTCCCGCCGCGAGGCGCAGGAATACGGCAATGGCATCACCGTCAACATCAACGCCCGCGACGCAGAAAGCTTCCGGCAATCCCGCACCCAGATCGCCGCCGATATCGCCCGCGCCGTCTCGCTCGGTCGGCGCGGCCTCTGACAGATCCCCAATGAAAGGAAGGGCAGGATGGCGTTTCACGAGGTCCGTTTTCCGGAGAATATCAGCCGCGGCGCGCGTGGTGGGCCGGAGCGGCGCACCCAGATCGTCGAGCTGGCCTCGGGCGACGAAGAACGCAATGCCAGCTGGGCCAACAGTCGGCGCCGCTACGACGTCAGCTATGGCATCCGCCGCGCCGACGATCTGGCGGCGGTCGTGGCCTTCTTCGAGGCGCGGAACGGCAGGCTTTACGGTTTTCGCTTCAAGGACTGGGCCGATCATCGGTCCTGCCTTCCTTCACGGGCGCCAGCAGCAATGGATCAGCAGATCGGCATCGGAGATGGCGTGACGACCAGTTTTCAGCTGGTCAAACGCTATGCCTCGGGTGGACAAAGCTGGGCGCGGGCGATCGCAAAGCCAGTGGCGGGCACCGTCCAGATCGCCCTGAACGATATTCCGCAAGCCAATGGCTGGTCGGTCGATGTGAAGACCGGCGTCGTCACATTTGACGCGGCACCCTCCGACGGCATCACGATCACCGCAGGCTTCGAATTCGACGTGCCGGTCCGTTTCGACAGCGACGCGCTGGACGTGACGCTGGATATCGAGCGGCTGGGCTCGATCACCTCCATTCCCCTGCTGGAGATCCGGCGGTGAAGACCATTCCGTCCGCATTGCAGGTCCATCTCGACAGCAGCACAACCACCTTGGCCTGGTGCTGGCGCACCACCCGCGCCGATGGCACGGCTTTCGGCTTCACTGACCATGACCGGGTATTATCGTTCGACGGCACGGAGTTCGAGCCGGAAAGCGGGCTGACGGCGAGCGAGATCCGGTCCGGTGCCGATCTATCGGTCGATGCGCAGGATGCGGCAGGCGCGCTGCGCTCGGACCGGATTTCTGAGGCCGATATTCTGGACGGGCGCTGGGACAATGCCGGGGTAGAACTCTGGCGGGTGAACTGGGCAAACCCCACGCAGCGGGTGCTGATGCGGCGCGGCGCCATCGGCCAGATCCGGCGCGGGCGGCATGCTTTCGTGGCCGAG